GTGCTCAAACTTATGGATACTATCTCAGCGAAAGCGAAGTTCAGCAAGCCCAGGTGGTTCTGGCTGCACAAGACATGGTTGACAAAATGCAAGGCATGATTGAAGACACCACTGAGATGCAATTTAAAGAATTGCCAGCCTTGGTTGATTCAATTAAAAATCAAATTGGTGCAGATCAAGCAGCTCAGTTCAACAATGATGCACAAGCAGCATTGACCGGACTGGTTCAGAATCTGCAAGGCAGCAAACAACAGCTGGAACAAGCTCTTGGTGTGGTAACTGGTCAAGGCCCTGTTGAAATGCCCGGAGCTGAAATGGCTCCACCTCCACCAGCCGGCGAAGAACAAATTGACGTGAGCATGACTGCACCCTCTCCTGAAGAAGAACTAGATGCAGCAGCCGTTGGCCCTGCAGCATCTCTAGGACGAGAGCGCAGATAATGCGAATTGATGAAGTAGCTGTAGACGACACCGCAGACAAATTACTGGCCCTGGCCCAATTTGCTGTGGGCCGTGCCACAGATACTTCTGCAAAACTACAAATGCCTGTTCAGGCATTTATCAATCGTGCTAAAAATATTGGGATTGATATCACTCCTGATACTTTGCAAAGCCTAGTTGGCCAACCGCCCTTGAGTGGCATAATAGAACCCATGTCGCCAGATGCTACTGAATTGATATTCAAAGGCGGCGAACAACCTGGACCCACTGCTATGCCGGTAAATCAAGCACAAAATATTGTGGCACAGGCTGCAAAATCGGCCATGAACAAAGACCGTAATCTCGGTTGATTCAAACTGGTTGACTAGTCAGCCTGTTGGTAGTATACTCAACAAAAGGAACCTGTATGGCTTATTCAAATCAAGTAATCGATCACTACGAAAATCCACGCAATGTGGGCAGCTTTGAAAAAGGCGATGTAGACGTTGGCACAGGCATGGTAGGAGCACCTGCCTGCGGTGACGTAATGAAGTTACAAATAAAGGTTGACAATGATACAGGTATTATTACAGATGCAAAATTTAAAACGTATGGCTGCGGATCGGCTATTGCGAGTTCGAGCCTCATTACCGAATGGGTCAAAGGAATGCACATCGACAAAGCAGGAACAATCAAAAACTCCGACATTGCCGAAGAACTAGCATTACCTCCGGTCAAGATCCACTGTAGCATCCTGGCTGAAGATGCCATCAAGGCCGCAGTAGCAGATTACAAAAGCAAGCATGATCTCCTTAACTGATGATGCTGCTAGAAAAATAACTCAAACCATTCAACGTCGCGGCCATGGTATTGGTATTCGTGTTGGTGTAAGAACCACAGGTTGCTCAGGACTTGCTTATGTGTTGGAATATGTAGATACAGCACAACCTGAAGATATCTGCATTGACTGTGCCAACTGCAAATTGTTTGTTGATCCCAAAAGTTGTGCCTATCTTCAAGGACTTGAAGTAGACTACACAAGACAAGGTCTCAATGAAGGATTTGAATTTTCAAATCCCAACGAACGCGACCGCTGTGGTTGTGGAGAAAGTTTTAGAGTTTAAATGATAGTCAACCGATACAACTACACGCCCATCAATAGAGAAACCATAGACGGCAAACGACACTACTGTTTGCCCGACGGCAGCAAGGTACCCAGTGTAACCACAATACTGGACCGAACCAAGTCAGAAGAAAAACGTCAGGTCCTGGCCAACTGGCGCCGGCGGGTGGGCGAACAAAAAGCACAAGAAATTACCACAGAAGCAGCCAACCGTGGCACACGAATGCATGCGTATCTTGAGCACTATATGCTGAATGATGACATGAAGCCCTTGCCCGGCAATCCTTTTGCACACCCTTCATGGTTCATGGCCGCAGAAGTTATTCTACAAGGCCTGTGCCATGTGAATGAATTTTGGGGTGCAGAAGTTCCTGTGTATTATAGTGGGTTATATGCCGGAACCACAGACTGTTTGGGCGTATGGAAAAACAAGCCTGCTATCATGGATTTCAAACAGACCAACAAACCCAAAAAACGTGAATGGATTGATGATTATTTTGTGCAGTTGGCAGCGTATGCAGCAGCACACAACGAAACCCACGGTACTGCCATTGACTGCGGCGTTATTTTGATGGCTCAACAGCCCGATGTACTAGCAGACGGTAGCCTGGGCAAGCCCATATACACCGAGTACGTGATTGAGGGAGACGAGTTTGCACACTGGACCAATGAGTGGATGAAACGAGTTGAGCTGTATTACGCCACACGCTAAATACAGCACAGAATCAGGATTCATATGGCAATTGTACAAGTTAGTCGCATCACAAACCGTAAAGGTCTAGCAGAAAATCTGCCGCAATTGGCCGGTGCAGAATTGGGCTGGGCTATTGACGAACGCAAATTATACATCGGCAATGGCACCCTTCAGGATGGCGCACCGGTTGTTGGCAATACTGAAGTTCTCACAGAGTTCTCAGATTTGCTGTTGGTAAATGGAGCATACACCTACCAAGGTGCTGCTGCTGGATACACTGTGCAAACTGGTGCCACGTCAGGCAGTCCAGTTAGTTTGAGTTTACAAAACTGGTTGGATCAATTTGCCAGCGTCCTGGACTTTGGTGCAGTAGGCGATGGTGTCACAGACGATACGGCTGCTATCAATCGCGCATTGTACCAGTTGTTCTGTAGAGAAATCAATCCACAAATTCGCCGGTCGTTGTTCTTCCCGGCCGGCGTTTACTTGGTTACTGAATCAATCATAATTCCGCCTTATGCCAGACTCTACGGCGAAGGTGCAAACTCTAGTGTTATTACGCTGGACACTTCAAGCCCTACAAGTACCTTGAGTGAATACGTGGCCAGATTTGGCGACAGTCTACAACAGACAGGTGTAAACATTGGAAATAACGGTGCTATTGCACCTACCAATATTGAAATTGCTTTCCTAGGATTCCAGTCATTGGCAATCACAGACATCATGCTGGTACAGGATGCTAGTTTTTGCACATTTACCGATGTTGGTTTTAACGGACCGTTGGTTCAGGCCGATCTTGTGACAGATGCTGACAATATGGCATGTGTGCGGTTTGACTCAACTCTGAGTTTGATCTGCAACAACATCACCTTCCGTAGATGCAGTTTTACAGGCGCCACCTGGGCATTCAACACTGCCAACGAAACGCAAGGGTGTGTGGTAACTGAAAGCCAATTTGACACATTGTTCCAAGGTGTGCTGTTGGGTGACCCGACGCCTGTGAATGGTGGACCAACTGGATTCCGAATCCTGGGCAACAGCTTTGATAACATCTATGCTGAAGGTATCAAAATTGCTGCCAACACCGGACTCAATGCTTCGGGCTACAATGTGTTCTATGACGTTGGCAACCACTTTAATGGAACCACAAGTCCAGCCACATCAGTAATCAACTTCCTGGGTGAACAAAATGTCAGCATAGGTGACATGTTTGAACGTACTGCTGTTTATGCTACCACCTATCCACGAATCAACATAAATGATGGAGTTAATCTTGCGTATGAAAGTGCTGACCAAATCAAACAAGGCACCTATGTAAGAGAAACGGGTCAGGCACTGACCTTGGTGGACAACACTGCCGGTCAAGTTATAACCACATTTGATGCGACCAAAATTCGTGCAGTACAAATCAATTACACTATTGTGAGAACAGTTGACATTCAAACCGGAGTGTATTTTATTGTGGCAGGCACAACTAGCTCGGGCACAGGATTAACTGGACAAGATACCAGTGTAAATAATGGCACAGGTCCGGGTGTGACATTTGCTGTGAGCGAAACAGCCAGTGTGGTATCCTGGACTGCAACCACTTCCAGTACCGGTAATGCTGGTACTATTCAATATTCAATAACCCACCTAGCATAAAAAGCGATGTGGCTCCCCACTTTTGCTCAACGGCTCGACAGTTGGTCACAACTCCGGGCCCAAGCCGCACAGGTCGATTCAGAATCTGCACTGCACCTGATTAATGCCTGGTGGTTTTGCGCTCCGTGGCGTGCTTACCATTTGCACTGGGATGATCGGCCCACTTGGCCAGATCCCTGGCAACTATTGAGCGACAACATGTACTGCGGCCTTGCTCGCGGACTGGGAATCATGTATACTATAGCTATGCTGGACCACTCGGAAATGCAGGATTCCCATCTAGTAGACACTGGAAGTGACAATTTAGTCCTAGTTACCCAAAAGAAATATATATTGAATTGGGGGCCGGAACAAGTGTTAAATATCAACCCAGGACCTTATAAAGTTCATCATAGTGTTTCGCTACAAGAAATAAAACAACAAATTAAATAATAATGAAAACAATCACAGTACAAAAGCGCAATGGCCTTCGTGAGCCGTTGGCGTTGGAAAAATGGCAGACACAGATTGCAAAAGTATGCGCAGGCATTGCAGATGTTAGTCAAAGCATGGTAGAAATCAAGGCACAATTGCATTTTTATGATGGCATTACCACCAGAGAAATAGATGGCATCACACTCAGAGCCATTGTTGATCTAATCGACGTGGAATCAAATCCTGGAGTTGGACACACCAACTATCAGTTTGTGGCCGGCAAGCAACGACTATCAATGTTGAGAAAAGACGTTTATGGTACCTACACACCTCCTCACCTGTATGACATTGTGAAGACCAATGTGGCCACAGGCTTGTACACTCCTGAGTTGTTAGAGTGGTACACCGAAGATGACTGGAACCGCATGAATGACATGCTGGATCATGCCAAGGACGAACAATACAGTTATGCAGCTATTGAGCAGCTGATTGAAAAGTACCTGGTAAAAAATCGTTCAACAGGACAAACTTATGAAACTCCACAAATTAGATACATGGTCGCGGCCGCTACTGTATTTCACTCAGAAGAACCGAACACAGCGAGAATGCGCTATATCAAAGAATATTACAATGCAGCGAGTGATGGTCTTTTTACTCTTGCTACTCCTGTTCTGGCTGGCCTGGGGACTCCTACTAAACAATTTTCGAGTTGCGTCCTTATACGCAGCGATGACGACCTCGATAGTATATTTGCTTCGGGCGAAATGATGGCCAAGTATGCCAGCAAACGTGCTGGCATTGGCTTAGAGATTGGTAGACTACGTCCGTTGGGTTCACCCATTCGCGGTGGCGAAATCATGCACACAGGTATGATACCATTCTTAAAAAAATGGTTTGGTGACCTGCGCTCATGCTCACAAGGTGGCATTCGCAATGCCTCAGCCACAGTGTTCTATCCCATCTGGCATCATCAGTTTGATGACCTTATTGTACTCAAGAACAACCAAGGCACAGAAGAAACTAGAGTCAGACACATGGATTATGGAGTGGTCCTCTCCGCCTTCTTCTGGAGACGATTTAAGAATAAAGAGATGATCACATTCTTTGATCCTAATGAAGTGCCAGATCTGTATCAGGCATTCTACAGCAATACAGAACTGTTTGAAGAACTCTATGTCAAATACGAAAAGCGCAAGGACCTTCGCAAGAAGACCATGAGTGCAGAAGAAGTATTCAAGGGTGGCATCTTGAAAGAACGCACAGACACTGGCCGTATCTATCTAGTGTTCATTGACAATGTGATGAAGCAGGGTCCATTT